CGCCTCATCGTCCGGCGTGATGCGTTCGCGCTTCGCGTCCGCATCCGCCCAGGTGATGACCTTGCGGCCCGCCAGCGGCGACCAATCCACCTTGCCGTCTGCCTTACCACCGCCCGGCCAGCTCACCACCACCAGATCGGGTAGCTCCACATCGCCGGCATCGGCGCATTTCTCGCCCTCGACCACCAACACCGTCGCATCTGGCTTCGCCGCCAGGCGGTCGAGGCCATACAGCGGGCGCGGCTCGGGGAAGGCCATCCAGCGCCATTCGCGCGCGCCCGTGGGCGATTCGGCGAACACGCAAGGCAGCACTTCCTTGCCGCCCTCTGGTTTATCGAAACGATAGACGAGGCCGAGCAGCCGGCCCTCGGCGTCGCGGTAGTGCCACTGCAGCGCGAAGCGGCCGTGGCGGTAGTGATTCGTCGGCGGCGGCGGCGCATCGGCCGGCACTGGAATGATCGCGCGCCATTCTGGAACGGCCTCGCGCTGCGCCGACGGAACGGGAACGGGCGTTCCGCCTGTTGGAACGGCCCCGCCGCCCAGCGCATCGCAAGCATCCACAAACGACAGGCCGTCGTACTCCTGCACGAAGGCGATCGCGTCTCCGCCCTTGCCGCAGCCGAAGCAATGGAAGATCTGCTTGACCGGATTCACCTTGAACGACGGCGACTTCTCGGTGTGGAACGGGCAGCACGCCTCATACTCCGCGCCCGCCTTCTTCAGCGGCACGCGCGCGTCGATCACATCGACGATGTCGATGCGCGCCAGTAGCGCCGCAGTGTTTATCTTCTGGCTCATGCCGAAGCGCGGCTCCTCAGCCAAGCCAGCCGCCGACGCGCGGCCTCGTCCACCACGACAAGATCAATCGCTCCCCATTCAGAGCGCTTCAGGATAGAAACTACGTACCCTGCCAGCGTTCCTTGCTTGACTATTCCCGCGATGAACTTCAACTCGTCGGCAGTCGTCCAGGCCGCCAGTGTCACCTTGTCCTTGTTGATCGTCATCAGCGCCGGCCCGCCTTTCCGGACAGCACCGGCCGACCGGCCCATGCTGGAAAAAAAGAAAGCCGCCGACGAGCGCGCCGACGGCAAAGCCGGCATGACGCCGGCAGGGAGGAGACGAAAAAGGAGGCCAACCCATGACGCATAGAATCGAAGTTCCACCCACCGACTCCACCGAAAGGACTGGCCGTGAACCTTGAAGAGCGCGTGCTGTTTCTCGAAACGCTGGTAGAAGCCATCATCTGGGGGCCCCACCTGGATGATCCTGACCACCGGCACATGATTGCCGATCATCTGTATGCAATTGCCGAAGCCGGGCAACGGCGTCAGTCATTCCCAAATCCAGTGCTATCTGCTCTAAACCAAACGCCATCGGCAGATGGAAGATCATGCGGGCGCATTCATGGGGGAACGCATGCACATGCGCCACGTCAGGCAGCCCTCTGCTCAGGAAGCGCCGTCTCGCCGGCACCAACTTCGGCCGGACAGTTCGTTGCGCGCAGATAGGCCCAATCCACGTCGGGCCGCAACTCCTCGCAGCGCACCGCACCGCCCGATTCACGCTCGATGGCAATACACAGATCCGCGCCCAGGCGCTGATTGATAGAACAGGCCTTGCGCAAGTAGCCGACCGTCGTGCCGCACTCGCCAGCGAAAGCCTGCTGCCGTGCGGAATCAAGGCCATTTAGAAAGGTGCGAAGTGTTTGCATGCCCGACACAATACCATCAGGTATTGCATTCAGTCAATACCTTCGGGTCAGTTACCTTTTGGAAGCGAATCCGCGAGAATTGCCAAGTGGATAAAGCCGACAAGCGCAAGGCATTACTGGAGCATCGACTCAAGCCATCGTGTCAGAGCGCCAATGGACTGCCGCCCTGGCTGACATTGGCTAAAACACTCAGCACAGAAACACGATAAATACCGGGAGGTATTGACAGACACAAATACCTGATGGTATTGTGCAGCCGTCCCAATCAAGGAGGGCTGCAATGAACACCTACATCATCACCGTATCAGAGGGCCGCCGCCACCGGCGCGAAGTCCGCCGCGCGCGCTCCCTCTCGCAGGCATTCAACGACGCCATCAACTTCTACGGCAAGGCCTGCGTAAGTTGCGTCAAGCCCTGGCGATCTCAACAACACAAAGCATTCACACCCTGGCCGATCTCGGCATAACACGTTACGGCACGGCGTGGCTATGCGCGACATGACAAGACAAGGGCTGTTTTCAGCGGGAAGGCTTCCGCCTTCCCAGTGCAAACCGCACGACGGCGCGGGCCGCTTCCCGCAACCAATCGGCAGGATCGTTGCCAGCATGGGCCGCAGCACCGGGCGCCATCCGCGCATGAGCATCCAGTGCCGCAGGAGATAGAAACATGAAACGTGCAATCGTGAAAATTACCGGCGTCAGTCCATATTCGCAGTCGCGCTACTACCAGGTCGAGAAGAAGGAAAAGGAAAGCGCTGCCGATTTCGAGGCGCGCACTTGGCGCGAGCGCCTGCATTACACCGACGAAGGCTTCGTGCAGATTCCACCGATGGCCTTCAAGAACTGCATCAGCGAGGCCGCCAAGTTTCTCTCAGTGCAAATTCCAGGCAAGGGCAAGGCTACGTACACCAAGCATTTCGAAGCCGGAATCATGGTGACCGAACCACTCGTCCTGCCGCTGATCAAGGAAGAAGTGAAGGGCGAATGGCTGTTCGTGCCCGCCAGCGGCCGGCGCGGCGATGGCAAGCGCGTGCAGAAATGCTTTCCTGTCATTCACCAATGGGGCGGCGAGGTCGAGTTTCTGATCATCGATGACACGGTGACCGAATCCGCTTTCAAGTATCACATCGAGCAGGCCGGGCAACTGATCGGCATCGGGCGTTTCCGTCCACGCAACAACGGCTTTTACGGCCGATTCAAGGCAGAAGTCAAAGCCTTCGAAGATTACTCATGACCCAGGCGGCGCTGGTCATGGCGGCGCGGAGCTAGGCGCGACACAGCTCGGCATGGCAAGGGTTGGCAAAAGAATGGAGACAACATGGAAGGCAAATTGATTGAGAAAAAGCCGTTCATCGGCGAAGCAACCAGTGACGTGCTCATGCTGGTTGATCGCCTGAAAAAAGTCAGCGCCGGCGAGACGGCAAGCTACCGCGAACTCTCGCAGCTGATCGGCCGCGACATCACCGTATATCGACACATCATGGAAAGCGCCAGACGTATCCTCTTGCGCGACCACAACATGGTATTCCGGTGCGTGAAGAACGAAGGCTATCGCCGCCTCGATGATGCGCAAGTTGTCGATGTGGTTTCCGTCGACAGGAAAAAACGCATCAGAACCCAGGCGCGCCACGCAATAAGCGAACTCTCGTGCGTTGAATACAACCGCCTGGACAAAGACCGTCAGCTCCGCCACAACACCGGCCTGGCGATGTTCGGGACGCTGCTCCACGCCACCAGCAAGGCATCGGTCAAAAAGATATCCGAACAAATCACCAACGGCGGAGGAAAGATCGACGCCAAAGGCACGTTGCAGCTTATTGGATGGATCGCTCCATGAGCCCCGCCTACGTCCCCCTGCGCGCGCTGCGCCTGTGCTGCCGCTGGGTCGCCGAGCGCGCCACGCCGCATCAGATTCCCGTCGTCGTCAGCCGCGCCGAGCCCGTCGACCACGGATCAATCGTCATGCTCGAACGGGTGACCGAATGAGCGCCACCACCCCCTGCACCTGCGTCACCCGCCGTGATCCGTACTACACCACAGCCTTCGGCGCCAGCATCGACATCGAGATCGAAGGCGCGATGCGCTCGGGCATGGCCCTCGAGCTGATCTATTGTGAACTCTCGGCGCGCACCCGCGCCATCGCCGACGAGATCGTCGCCAAGCACCTGCGCCAGGAGGCCGAGACATGCGGAGGCTGATCACCGCCCTGCGCCTTTGGCGCGACCCGTACCTGTTCTTTTCGTGGCGCCGCGCCTGGCGCGCTGCCGGGAGATTCGAATGAGCGATCTGGGCGACATCATCGACCGCGCCAACGACCGCGCGGCCGAAATCACCGCCGACCGCGAAGCCGAAATCCGCCGCGCGGCCGCCGCCATCCCCGCCGGAGAACCGGGCGATTGCGATTACTGCGGTCTTCCAAAGCCGCGCCTTGTGGGCGGCGCCTGCGCCCAATGCCGCGACAGGTATCGACTGCCGTGAGCATCAACGCCCCAGGTAAGCCGACCGCCGCCAACGAACCGAACGAAGGAGAGAACACTTGAACGACCAGCAACACCAAAACGAAGCCGCTTGCGGCGGGTCGGCCTTGACCGCCGTGTTGGGCGACTTGCCGCCAGTCCTTGACGCCTGCTGCGGGAGCCGGATGTTTTGGTTTGACCGC